ATTCGGGCACGACTCCGGCACGACACATATAACCTGTGTCCCACCACCTTGAGGAACGGGTTAACCCTGCGAACCCTACAGGCAAGTTAGTTTCCGTATATGCAATCCACCAGTGCCCGTGAGCCACGGCACATGGTTTGTCTGCAGGCAGACATTTCTTTTGCAGATAGAGCAATACATTTCGTATTGACATATCCCTTGTGTCTACATAGCGTATGTGGAAGCGCATAATGACTCTCCTAGAGTCTTATTTATAGCGTATTTATGTTGCATATTGGAGGTTAAAAGAGTATAAATATGATATCTGGGAACCTCCAGCTTTACTGACCGCCCCAGCGGACGATGCAGAGACAGTAGAGCGAAGTACTGCATATACAAGGAATTATCATGGCATTGACCACATTCAGCGGCCCAGTAAAATCGCTTAACGGTTTTGTTTCGGGCACAGATACTGATCCTATCGTTGTAACTACAGCTCAAAATATTGACTCCGCGTACGCAACATCTTCGGCTACAACCGGCGACACACGTTTAAGTTACTCCCGTTTGACGTTTACTTCGACAGGCTCCGGTGAAACAATCCGTGCCTTGACCCGAGTGACTGGCGCCGGCGGCGCAACAGGCGGCACAATTAACGGCGCTCACGTTAGCTTGTCAATTAATGGCTCAGGCACCATTTCTGGTGCTGGTAACGCACTTCGCGCTACATTGGGCGGCAGTTCCACAAACCCCGGCGGCACAATCGCAGCTATTCAAGCTGACTCTGATTTTGCGTCTGGCGGCACTTGGACTAACGCCTCGTTCATTCGTTTCACAAATAGCGGAACAGGTGAGGTTGCTAACTTGTTTAATGTTCCCGCTGGGATGGTAACGGCAAATACTCAGGGTGCTGCTACAAACTCATTGAAGATTGTGGACAGCGCAGGTACTGCTTACTACATTATGTTGACGACAACGAATACATAATGCAGATTACCAAGGAATTTCTGGAAGCAGAGATTGCCGAGTTGCAGAAAGAAGCGGGGAAGGCTGAAGTCTTCCTCCTTCAATCAAAAGCAACAGTTGCAGCCTATCAAATGCTTATCAACCGCTTAGAAGCGCCAGAAAAAACGCAAGAAACGCAAGAACAGTAGGAGCTACTTATGAGTTTCGCAAGTGACATCTCGTCGGTCAGCAAGACTGCAACCAGCCAAGCGGTTAATGGTCGTTCACGTCTTGCTGGAATGTATTTTACCCACACGGTTACCCCCGCCACCATTACGTTGAAAAGCGGCGGCGCATCGGGCACAACGCTGATGACAATGACTTCTCCTGCTGCGGCAGGATCTCAGGACATGATTATTCCAGACAATGGAATCTTGTTTCCTGATGGCATTCACATCACGTTAAGCAGTGCTGAAATTACCAGTGTGACGCTACTGTTTGTGGGCGGGGCGGCTGCGTAATGTCCAAGAAAACCCCCTCTCTGTCTGTTGGACGCGGGGAGAAGTTGCCTGTGTCCAAGGGGGCGGGCTTAACTGCCAAAGGCCGTGCCAAAATGAATGCGGCAACGGGCTCTAATTTAAAAGCGCCGGCACCAAACCCAAAAACCAAGGCAGATGCAGGGCGTAAGAAATCCTTTTGCTCTCGCATGGGGGGTATGCCGGGCCCTATGAAGGACGAAAAGGGTCGCCCCACTCGTAAAGCCGCTGCTCTTAAACGATGGAAATGTTGATATGGAAGACTTAGTCAAAACAGCCCGTGAGTTAGCCACACACGCAAGCGAAATCAAACATCTCCAGTCTGATATGGACAGGGTGTTAGTAGAACTTAACGCCATGAAAGAGACGGTAGATTCTATTAACCAAAAGCTTGATAAAGCCGAAGGCGGATGGAAAACCTTGATTTGGATTGGTGGTATTGCAAGTAGCGTAACTGGTTTTATTGGTTTTATTATCGGGTATTTCCGAGGTTGAAATGTATCTTACAAGTAACATTCCGTACTTCAAGTGCTGGGTAAGAAAAGAGTTTACCAATGGGCATCAGAAGTACCAGGGTGAGTATATTCACGCATTGGCAGTAGCGGTAACTACAATTCCAGACCGAAGTTTAAGCTTTCAAGTGATTTTTACGGGCTGCGAAGCAGATGATGGCAGTCAAGAAAACGTGCATGGCGGAGCGATGTGGGCAAGAATGCCTTTAGCCGCTTTGGTGGGAGACATTCCACTAGAAAACTGGCCTGATCGCATGCTAAATCATTTGTCGCAACCTTGGGATTGCAATTCATACAACCACTCAATTATTAGTTTGGAGAGAGCAAAACCCTCTCCATGGTTATGCAAGATCAATAACGAATTTTTTACTGGCAGATACTTGTTTACGGTTGATTACGCAGAGAGCGAAGTGTCGGAAGACCCCTCACAGCATAAACAAAGCCATGTATTGATTCTGACGGATGCAGGGAAGTGGACGGGTAATGTGGTTGCATTACCAAATAACCGTGTACGGGTGACAAGCCCTGCATACTGGGTAACGGGCAAAGGTGCGCCCGACTTTAGACCGAACCAATGGATACATTGTGCCGAGCAGGATGATTCGTACATGGATCCACAACAAACTTTCAATAATTTGTACAAGGAGTAGTTAAAATGATGAATTCAAAGATGATGGCAGCAGGCGGCATGATGAAAAAAGGCTACGCTGCAGGTGGTGCTGTTAAGAAAAAGGAAGCGGCAGGCGGCGCCATGAAAATGGTTGAAAAGAACGGCAAGAAAGTTCCTGCTTTTGCGGCTGATGGCGTAGGTAAAATGGCCAAAGGCGGCATGGCAAAGTCAAAGATGATGGCGTCTGGCGGCATGATGAAAAAAGGTGCTGCTTCAGGTGGTGCTAAGGGTAAAAAGTAATGACAAACACAGCCCTGTCAGTTATTCTGACATGGGTTGTTAATAGGATGTTTAGATAATGAAAAAACCAGGTTTATACGCAAATATTAATGCTAAACGGAAACGCATTGAGGCAGGATCCGACGAGAAAATGCGCAAACCTGGCAGCAAGGGTGCGCCTACTAAAACGGCGTTCTTAGATTCACTTAAAACAGCAAAGAAAAGGAAATAATCATGGCCGGACGTGGAATGGGTGCTGCTACTCAAGGTGGCGGAGCAGTTGGAAAGGGTCCTCGGAACAAGATGCTGAGTGAAACATCGCAGACTACGGGTCCTGTCATGATGAAAAACGGTGGCGCTGTTAACCAACACAAGCGCATGGCCATGGGCAAAAAGCTCAAAAAAGGCGGGATGGCTAAATAATGGCGACTTCAGGAACCACTGACTTTAATCTCCAAATTGACGATTTGGTAGAAGAAAGTTTCGAGAGATGCGGCATGCGGATGACCAATGGTTATCAGCTCACTAGCGCTCGTCGTTCCTTGAATTTGCTGTTTTTAGACTGGGCTAGTCGTGGCCTGAACCTTTGGACTATTGAGGAAGCAACCTTTCCTCTGGTTGCAGGGTCTAGGGAGCTCACGCTTGCCTCGGACACCATCAACGTCTTGTCGGCGGTCATTCGCCAATCCAATCAGGGTCCGTCAACGGATATTTCGATTGACCGGATTAGCCGCGAAGAATATTTGAACGTGCCGGACAAGACCACCCAAGCCCGCCCTGCTCAATACTACGTTCAGCGTGCAAATCCCACACTGGTTTATCTATACCCTGCCTCAGATGGGATATATCAGTTTGTGTATTACCGCATTCGCAGAATTGAAGATGCTGGGGATTACACCAACACGGCTGACGTGAATTATCGTTTCCTACCCTGCTTGGCAAGTGGCTTGGCTTATATGCTCTCCTTAAAGTACGCGCCCGAGCGCATGGGCATACTCAAGCAGATTTATGAAGAAGACTTTCAACGCGCCGCCCTAGCGGACCGTGACACGGCAAGCGTACACTTTGTGCCTGATTTAGGAGGCTAATGTGGCCTTCGCAACAGGTAAATTCTCCTATGGCCTCTGTGATTACTGTGGCCAACGCTACGAGTACAATGTGTTGCGAAAGAACTGGCGCGGCTTTATGGTTTGCCCTGAGGACTATGAGCCCAAGGAACCACAGCTTGAGCCTTTGAAATATCGAGGCGATGCCATTGCCTTGCGCGACCCACGTCCTGATAGAATCGAGCCGGTGTCCGTGTTTGTTGGATCGCCTGGGTTTTCAGCGTTTCAGAGTCTGGGTAGCGCTAATGGTGGTACGAACATGCAACCTTACCCGCCAACACAGGACGTGGTAGGAGTGTCTAAAATTGGCAAAGTGACGGTGGTGACAACATGACCTACGACGAACTGGTAACGAACATCCGAAACTACACTGAGGTAGACGCAAACGTCTTCTCCAATGCGGTCATCAACACGTTTATTACGATGGCAGAGAACCGTATTTTGCGTGATATTGATCTGGATGTTTTTAAGCTTGAAGTTGCGGGCAGCATGACCTCTGGCAACAAGTTTTTGACTGCTCCTAGTGACATTTTGACACATCGGTACATGATGATCACCTCTGGTACGGATCAAATCTTCTTGGATTTCCGTGATACGTCGTTCATGAAGGAGTATTGGCCAAACGGTGCTCAGACAGGGACGCCCAAGTATTACTCAGTCTGGGATCAGAACACGTTTTACGTGGCGCCTACGCCCAATGCAAACTTTTCGGTGGAACTTGGCTACATTTACCGTCCGGCTCAGTTGTCTCCTGCTACGCCTACAACATGGATCAGTACAAATGCGCCTGAGGCGCTATTGTATGCGTGTTTAATACAAGCTTACAGTTATACTAAGGGACCGTTGGAGATGTTGCAGTACTTTGAAAACAGCTATAAGCAGGCGGTTCAGGGTCTGGGCATTGAACAACAGGGACGTAGACGTCGCGATGAGTACCGTGATGGCATGATTCGTTTACCTATTAAATCGGAGAGCCCCGGCCCATGAACCTTGGTCAAACACCCGTGTTGTTAAACAAAGTTTCTGTTGAAACAACTTCAGAGCGTGGCCACACGCCTGAGGAGTTAGCGGAGCGCTTTGTGAACAAGATTATTCAGGTTGGGAATAATTCTCATCCTGTTATCAGGGATCAGGCGAATGTTTTTCGTGAGTCGGTCAAGCAGTTAGCGGTAGTTTATTTACGAGAAGCGGTTATTCAAAACAATGCGACGTTAGCTTATAAGCTAAAAAAAGCAGGACATTCAAATTTAGTACACCTTTTAGGGGAATAATTATGGCGTTCACAGGCAATTTCATGTGTACAAGCTTCAAGGTTCAGATTCTTGAAGGCGTTCACGACTTCCGCACTGCTGGCGGAGATACATTTAAGCTTGCGTTGTATGACAATAGCGCCTCCTTTACAGCGGCTACGACTGCGTACACTGTAACGAATGAGGTCGGGGATTCAGGCTCTTATGCTGCGGGTGGCGGCACGTTGACTTCGGTCACGCCTACATCAAGCGGCACGACTGCGTTTACTGATTTTGCGGATCTGTCGTTTACGAGTGCCACAATCACCGCATATGGCGCGTTGATTTATAACTCCACGCCAACGCACACTTACACGAACCCAACGGTTTGTGTGTTGGACTTTGGCGGTGCGAAGACCTCGA